CCTCTTGCAATACAATCTCTTCACCAGTTTCTGGATCATTGATTACTTGTCTTGCAGGACACTTGAAAGCAATAGGTCCCCACATCTGCTGCATCTCCAACTCACGAAAATCAACAAAGCCATAGTTAACACCAGTTGGTGCGCCTACATCTTTAGTCAATACAATGTGCGGTTTACTAAACAAGTATGTATTAGAGATAATCAAATTATCAGAGTTATGCATAATCTTTGGGTGAATGTCTTCATCTCTTTCATAACCATCCTCTGCAATACGCTTAAATCTAATACTAGGCATATACATCAACTGCTCTTCAACTGCATCACGATAGTCACGCCTGTTGTGCTTCTTTACACCAAACGATACTATAGTCTGATTCTTTGCTTTAGCATCCTCATAATATACTTTCGTTCCATCGCTAAGTACAATATGCGGGTTAGGTTTACCAAGTCCTGGATTAAATGCAGGTATAATAAAGTCTGTTTTATAATTGTAACAGTTCATCTTGAATCTCTTACCGTTGTGTACAGTTTCTATAGTATAGAAATCTACACCAGTTGACAATGCAACCTTGGCACCAAGACCAAACGCACCGAAGTTCTCAGCTGTGTTACGCTTAGTTGAGTAACCAAGTTCAAGCACACCTTCCAAACGACGTTCACCAATACCAACACCATAATCTTTTATGGTAACTACATCGCAGTATCCTGTTCCTTCATTCTCTTTGTATGTAATTTGTACGATATTGTTCTCTGTATCTAGATGATCCAAGTCATAGTAACTTATATCAAAATTACTATCATCATACTGCTCGCCATGGCGTTCAATATAATAATCTTCTTTACTTGCTTGACCAGTTAGTATCTCTATAGCTATCTCTTTCTCACGTTGAGCATCGGCGCCATTAGTAGCCAACTCACGTATAGTAGACGGGATAGGTGTAGAGTACTGTGTAGATTGCAAGATGTCAAAAACCATTTTCTCTGCGCCTTTGTTAATCTTCTTAGCAAGGCCTTCAGATCCTTTGATCTGTTTATCAATCGTTTTTATACTCATAATTATTTATTTTACTTTGTTCGTGTATTTCTTTTAATTCGCTAGCAAGAGTAGAATACTTTAGTTCTTTGTGAAACTGTTTGCGTACTTCTCTAACTAGTATGAAGAACTCTAAACCATAAACAGGCTCAAATATTCTATCAAACTTTTCTATGTCTTCCAAATATCCAAACGTATTATACTTTGTATCTGCATATAGTTTATCAATCTGTTTCTTTGTATCTACGGGACCATTAGACATATCAATCCCAAGCCCATCCAAACGGAGGAGCAAATCATGTGTGTATTCCATAAGTTAAAGTTGTTTAATTAATTCTATTGTTTTAAGAACCTGGCCTTGATTCTTAGGTAGATATAATACTGGAGGATTCTCTAGCTGCATAAGGTGTTTCTTAAACATCTTCCATTTTATAGGAAAGACATCATTAGCAAAACCTTTTACTTCTATAATCCATTTACCATTAGGATCTACAAAGTCAGGAGTATATGTAATATCTCTAACTTTGTAGGTATTGTTGACATAGCCTTTTGTTTTATGTGGTTCGTGACACTCTTCCGTGTAATGAAACCCTTCTTGTAACACATACTTTTTCTTTTCATACAGAGATTTTATGTCTGCATCCTCTAACTTCTTATACGTAAAAAGTTCAAGCTTAGACCTGAACTTAATTCCTTTATATACTTTACTAGTAGCGTTTCTTACTTTTTTATTCTTTGGCTTTCGTGTACGTCGTTTCACAATTGTATGTCTATCAATGTTTTTAATCCTTCGGTGCTTTTAAATTTAGCAATGTAATCTGATAAATCTTTTACTTCATAATCCTCTGGCAAATAAATATTTCTCATTGGATAATATTTCTTACAAATCTTTTTAGCCATTGTCTGACCAGGATTGTTAGGATTAGTAAAATCATTATCATAGAACACCGCAACTTTTTTAAATCTCTGTCTCAGCTCATCTACTATTTTACTTGTCGGCATTTGCATCTCTGATTGCATGGCAATTGCAGGGATTCCCATTTCAAAAAGACACATAACGTCTTTAAGGGACGAAGTAATAATACAAAGATCACCTTCTTTAGGTAGCTGATCATATCCTTGAATTTGTTTAGCGTTGGTGTTACTCATCCACTTTACCTCTTCACGAGGAGAGTAGATCTTATACTTATTTCCAATCTTATATGCATAGCTTAGCTTGCATGTAAATCTACTGTCATTAATCCAGTAGTGAGAAATAGGTGTAACAGCAAACTTAATCAAAGTTTTTTTACTAATCAAATATTGAGACCAAAAAGCTGCATCTTTTCTTTTCCATGACCTAGTCTTCTTCTTAATTATAGTTACCTTTTTATTTTCTACTTTAATGTTAGAACGATAACCAAGGTAGCCACGAGTAAACTGCATCTCTTCTTTGCGCGATGAAAGATTCAAACCAAAATCATTGTCAATAATTCTAAGTGCAGAGTAAAAACCGCAGTTGTATGCAGCCATTACATATCCAAAACAATCAAATGTATGATCAGGATACGCAAAGTCTTTATACAACAGTTTACCTTTCCAAAGAATAATACTGACACCTGGTTTGTTATCTTGTCTAAGCTCACTGCAAAAAGATTTACCAAGTTGTTTAAAAGAACTACAGTAGTATGCAAATATATCTACCTCACTAATCTTTGACAGGATTCTTTCAACTGTCAAGACATCTTCACTGCTTCTACTTTTAATCATAAGCTTGCAAATGTACATAAAAAATGGGGAGTTGTTAGCTCCCCACTTCTTATGGCCATACTACTATAATGTTAGACCCAGTCTTCGTCTTCTGAGACATTGTCAGAATCCCCATCTGGAGTCACTACAGCTAACTCAGGAGTGAATGTACCCCACGCAAGTGTGGTATCAAACTCAGCATTGAATGTACCATAGTCATCATTTAAGTTCTTAATAAAGAGGTCATCACGCTGTGGCTTCACACGGCCAAATACTTTTGTGTACACAGTTTGATATTTACCATCTTTAACACCGATTAATAATCTAACTTCATTGTTCTCAAGTAACTTAACCAAAGCTTTTACTTCAGTTACATCACCTTTAACAATCTTAGCTATACTGTCAAAGTAAGCTTCGTCGCCATTAGCAACATTAGCCCACTGCTTAACAAAGTTAATAAGTGTTTCTTCGCCAGTTAGCGCTTTACGTAAACCTTCTTTCTTGAACCAATCATACTCAGGCTCACCATCAGACCAAGTAGACTGACCAATAGAGTTGATCCACTGGTTCTTACCTGTCTGCGATACGCGCTCTGATCCATTCATAAGAATATCAAACCTTGTAGTAAGATCTGCATTCTTAATCCAAAAAGTTAGTTTGAAATACTCCGTTCCATTTAAGTCAACGAAATAGTTTGGGTCTTGTTTTACCATAATACCCAAGTCATGCAGCTCAGCCATAGTAGGATTCACTGCGATAACTTTAAAATTACCAAGTCCAGAGTATAATTTTACTCCACCACCTGATACTTCGACATTGCTGTCATTGCTTTTAATTGCCATAATAAACTAGTTTAATAATTAAAATTCATCTTCTTCACCATATGCACCTATAAAAGGATCTTCTTCTTGTAACTCAGGTGTAGCTTCCACAACCATAGATGCTTCTGTGTGTACGTCAACATCTGGACTAGCTTCTACATTAGTATTGTCTACTCCATATAACATACTAGACGCTTCTTCTTCTGTAGCTTCTACAGGAATG